GATTTTCTTTGTCTTTTTCAGGATTTTCTCTCGTTTTTACTATAACTCCAGTTTGTGGTTTAGCTTTTAAAAGAAATGGTAAAATGGGAGACTCCTTGTGAAGGGTTCACTTTCAATCCCGTCCGTCCGTTAATCTCCTTTTATCAACCACTTATTGTATTCTTTCTCATCATCGGTATTGTTTACGGAGTCGAAATGGTCAACTGCGGCTTGCCATAAGTCCTCTTCTTGCTGTTTAGCCCATGCTTTAGAGCCATATGGAGGTGCTGCTACGGGCTTTTGATAGGTATGGGCTTGTGACTCCCTAAAGGCATATAATACCGCGTCTATAATGTCACTATGGGGCTTCTTTTTAATCACTATCTTACCCGGTGTGGTTTTCTCCCAATCTATTTGAATTTGATAAGAATCTTGTGCGAATCTTGAATTTTGTTTAGCTTTAAAATTACCTAACCGTAAGGAATCATTAAGAAATTCTACATTGCTTTGTTTTTGAGCCTTGTCAGCGGGTTGTAATGGACACCCGAACCGGCTTCTAATATCTTCAGCTATCTTCTTACCAAGGCCACCTTCATCTAGCACTATCTTGTAGGTGTTATATTTCTTTTGACAGGCATCAATTTGAGATATTAGATCAGTTAGCCCTTGCTTTGGTGTGATGATTTCATCAACTAAGTAAGTTTGAGGTGTTTGCTCGGACCATGCTAATACCGCGATGGCATCGGCATCATTGTAGCCAATATCCACGCCCATTATATAGTTCCATTTAATAGAAGATGGTAATGAATCATAGTTGTTTAAATTCTCTTTATATCTTACCCATAGGGATTCGACGTCTAAAACCCATTTATTACGCCACTCGCGTTGTAGTGTAGGGTTTTCTTCGTTCCATCCTCGTTTAGTCTTTAAATCGTTTATAAACTCTTGAGGCTTAGGCATATGAATGTTTTCTAGAAGAGTCCACTTATGCACACTGTAGCCATACAAGCCTTTATTAGTTACGTCGAAGAAATAGCCGTGCGGTACGGGGCCTGGAGTCCCTGTAATTGCGAGCCAGCTGTCTTCGTAATCAGCTATAGAGGGGGTTAATACGTCATCTATTAAACTCTGAACGTGAGGTCCCATGTCTTGTACTTCATCTATAGCCACTGCAGGGTATTTTCGACCTCTAAGACGTTTAATGAAGTTTTTAAGATCAGCTCCCATGAGTTTTAGTCTTGAGCCGTTCGGATGTTTGACTTCTAGTTTGGATTCAGTAAATTCACATCCTATCTTATACCGCTCATCTATCTCTTGTAGGATGGGCCATAAAATAGATCTGGCGGAATCTTGGGTGAGGGATAGATATAAACACTGGGATTTTGGATGTTTTTCCATTGTTTTAAAAAATTTAAGGGCCAAAGCATTTGATTTGCCGGCCCTTCTAGAGCATTGCGCTGCTAGGTATTTCGACTGGTCGTTGATAAACCTATCTTGTTCTAAAAAGTCACCTTTTAATTGGACCTTATTGAACTCTTTTTTATAGGTTTTCCTTTTTAAGGTTTCTGCTAGAAAACTAGTCTTTGATATTGTCATTATTTATTAACTCTTCTTTGACTTTACGCTCAAGTTCCTCATCTGTTAAGCCCTTAAGCATATCGTCTTCCCTAGTTTTTAGTTCAAATAGTAATTTTAAGTGGTCTCTTAAATCCCGAGCATCCGGGGCGGACAACTTGCCTTTCACCGACCTCATTTTAAGGTTATAAATCTCCCTAAATAGGATTAAAAGTCCGTCATCAATTAATCTTTGTATAGATATGTCTGATGGCGGAACGTTTATCTCTTCTTCAGATGTCGGTTGATACATTTTATCAAGCTTCATTAGCGAAGGTAATTCCTATACAATTAGTGTCTGGAAAGAAAAAATCAATAGGCCTATTATTAACACCAATAACAGTGCAAAGCACACCGGTGTCTGTTTTAACCATTTTAAGGTCTTTTCTCCACTTAGCTCCTTTACCGGAATCGAGTACGTTAGGGACAGAACCCACCCCCTCTACATGGTACCCAGTGTGGAGTCTGATATTGGAGATAGCCTTTCCTGTATATCCTTTACTCATTAGATGCTCCTTGCTGCGGTTCTTCAGGTTTTGATTCTTGTTGCGGCGCCTCTGGTAATTCTACCTCAACTCCTCTACGCTTGCCTTCTTTTGAGTCAAGAAGTCTTCGTGCGTGCGCTTCTTTATTAAGGTCTAAGAGTCTTTTATTAAGACCGTCTAGCTCCTTTTTAAACACCTCGATTTGATATTGAGCGTGTCCTGCTTTCGCGCATACGTTTTGAAATTCATTTTGAATCTCGTTTAATTCCCTTACGTTTGGTGATGACATTATTTATTGTCTCCTTTATAGTTTAAATGGGTTAAAAGTTAACTCGGGATACTTTGTTTTTCTTAAAATCAAGCCTAAATTAGTGAAATGACTGAAGAAATTGGGAAGAACAGGCACTAAAAGCTTAGCTACCCCTTGTTTCCTCCAAGATTTCTTCACATAAAGCCAATGTAATGTGTTGCCTGTCGTGATTGAATACCCTACTATAACACTGGGGTCTTCCTTCAGGCAAGCTATGTTCACCTGGCATTTAAATAGCAATGATTCTACTACTCTTTTGTAGTTTTCCATAAAATCAGCTTTGGGGATCATATTATAGAATTCATTATCGTAATACAATCCTTTTAAAAAGGAAGCATAAATAAACGGAGCATCTGAGTCATTAGCTTTGCGAACAAATACCAGGGATTCTAATTCGTTCATTGTTCAGTCTCCATTTCCAATCCTTCAAGCCATAGATTTTTACGCATGGTAATTGCGTACTTACGGATTAAATCATTGATTTTAGTTTTTTGTATCTTAATATTAGCATCATTTAAAATCTTAGCTATAGCCCTGCAACCTAGACCTTCGGAGTGGTACGTCCATATTGCGGCGTCGAGTTCTGACGGAAACTCATAGTTAGTGGCAAAATGACGAGCATTAGTGTAATACTCTTCTTGTATTTTCCATCTAGGTTGTTCTCCTAGGTAGGCTTTTTCTTTCATCGGCTTAGGCACCCTATGTAAGTGGTTTACGAAAACATACTCTGTTTTTTCAATATCTTTAAAACCTGATTTTTTTAATTTAGCGTACCATTCTTTTTGGAGCTGCTTAAAGTTATCCTTTTTGTTGTTGTTCTTGGACATTAGTTGATTCTAAAGAAAGATTATCTTCTAGTTTTTGTTTAGCTGCGGCTTCTTCTGCAGCTTTTTGTTGATTTAATTTAATCTCTTGGAAAACGTAACTCGCAACTTGGTTAGCTGCAGCTTTTTTCATACTTTTAATAAAGTATTGATCTGGTTTGTAGGCCACTTGAGGCCCTAAGTGAAGTAAATTAGACGCTAATGCGAAACGCATAGAATCTCTGTCAGCGAACTCTCCACTCAAATCGATAATTCGATCGGACCAAGTGTAAAAATCAGACTTGCCTAGGGGTAAAGGTCTTGGGAAAAAACTTAGTAATAGATTCAAATATTTAACCATAATATATCTCCTTTAACATAGTATGCCTCATTTTGGAACATGTGTCAACTATTTTTTACACATCTGCAAAAGATTTTCCTATTTTTGGTATTGCCTCTAAAGCTATCGTCTTTAAGTCTATGGTGTACTCAGCTGCATATTGCAATAACTGTGCCACATCCTGGGAGTCTTGCTCATTACATTCAACAATTATACTGTCATGCACCGTAGTGACGATTTTACAGTCTATGTTGGCATCTTTGGCTAGCTTTACGAAGTTAATCATGGACCTATTGACTATAGAAGCCGCAGTTGATTGAATTCTATGGTTAGTGGCTAGATTTAACATCTTGCGCGCCTCATAGGGAAGGTCTGCATGCGCTTGTTTACCGTATATTCGGTCTATTTTCTTAGCGTCGGGCATTCTACGTTTGCGCCCGAATATATTAGCTACATAACCTTGCTTTTTAGCTAAGTTATGCGACTCTGTCATGAGTTTGGCGACGCCTGGGAATTCAGCTAGGTATTCTTGCATATCTTCTGCCGTCTCCTCGATGCTTTTACCGGTGGTTTTGGCTAACTGAGCCGGAGAGGCTCCGTATACCGTGGCTAAGGCTATGACTTTGGAGATGTTTCTCAAGTTAGGATATTTTATACCGAAGGCATTGTCACTACCTTCTTTATATGGGGTTGCATCGTACTTCTTATAGACCTTAACTCCGATAGTAGAATAGAAATCCTCGCCTGATTTAAAAGCATTAAGAAGATTAGTATCGTCACTTATGTATGCGAACACTCGGGGCTCTAGCTGGCTATAATCTAACCCTACGAAAGTCTTGCCGGGTCTAGCGATGACGCATTTTTTAATCCTTTTGTCATCCCTCGGTAAATTCTGAAAATTGATGTTTTTAGAAGAGTATCGCCCACTAGTCGTTCCATGCTGTAAAAAGCTGGGATATAAAATGCCGTAGTCTACATACTCCTTTATCCCCTCTACATAGGTATTCAAAAGCTTTGTTTTTTTCTGATATTCAAGGTATTTCTGTATCCATATATAGCGGTTTTCATATTTTTTAAGTACGTTTTTATCTGCAGTAATATAAGTCCAAGGATCTTTGATTTTCTTCGCTCTGATTTTTTTACCGTTAAGGGTGCCCTCTGGGGAGTAGATATGTCCTTTTTGCTCTTGGCATAACCTAATGAACTCCTTTTTAGCGCCTAATGCGTACGGGAGCTTCCCCATTAAATGCTTGCATACATTCTTACCTTCTTTAGTTAGGGTGGCAAACTCAAGTCCATACGCACCAAAGGCTAACCACGAAACTTGTGATGGGGAACCTATATTGAACGTATTCTTTTTGTTGGTGCCAGGATATAGATCCTTGATTCTAGTCTCTATTTCTTTGTATATAATGGAACGAGCTTCGATGCACTCAGCCTCCAATTGCTTACCTAAGGAAATAACTCCAGGAACGTCAATTTTCAATCCTACATCATTTAATTGGTACGTGACGCTTTTGAAGAGCGGCATGCTTTCCTCTTCATAAAAGAAAGTTTCAAGTCCTTCATCACAAAGTTCTGGTAATAGGACGTTAAACAACTTATATGTCAAAATGGCATCTTTTGCCCCATACTTGCCTATTAACTCTACATCAGCTTTATAAAGCTCATACTCACTTTTCGTTATTTTACCGCCATTCTTAGTTATCGACTCTTTCATTATTATACTTTCAGTCTCCGCAGTTTCTCCAAAATAGAATTTCCCAAGCTCTTTTAATCCATTACTTCTATTTTCATTGAGGAGATGCGCTAGTATGAGGGTATCTGTGTGCAATGCGTCTAGTAGGGATATTTTATAGTTATTATTCACCATGCGGATATCAAATATTGCGTTATGCATAATTAAATTCTTTGTGGTAAGTAAGTTTAATACTTGCTTAGCTTCTTCGGTTATGTTGGTAGATTCTAGTAAGCCTAGAGTTGAGTTCCATTTTGAAAGAACAACATAAAAAGCCTTCTCTTCTTCAGCACATACCGAGAATCCTATTATCTCCGCAGACTTAGTAAGCCCGGTAGTTTCAGTATCAAACGCTATGAATTCTTTATCTTGTAAGTAGGATAAAAGCTCACTAATGCCTTGCGGAGTGTCTATCAATACTAGTTGGGGTTGTTGAGTCTCCATTTACAATCTCCTTACCGTTAGTATTAAGTGAAACGTACTCCACAAGCTCAGTTTTACGGTCTTGTTTACGTTTGTTAGTAGCTTGAGTTAAGAAATACTTAAACGAAACTTCTTCATCCGAGGTCAGAGGTCTTAAACGCTGAGTTTCAGGATCAAAGAACATCTTATACGGCACATCTTCCTGTATAAAATCTTTGTTTTGATTTTTATGCCTAATTTTACAAAATTTGTATGCCATTATTGTGGGGGCTTTTTGTTTATACACGCGCTTTAGGGGCTGCCACAGTGTAATAAGGTAGTCACAATAGTTTTCAAAGACTGAGGTACCAAACGCCGCGTCTTTATTAAGCTCTAGGTCACCAATACCGGCTTTCTCTCTGGAGGTCTGACTTTGCATAATAAGAAATGTGTTTGTTTCTACGGCAAATCCTTTCATGGCCTTAGATATTTGTTTTAAGCCCTCGTCTTGTCCTAGCTTATTGTTGTTACATAGTACACCTATGTGGTCTATTACTACACACCCTACTTGCTTGCCTGTTTTTGCCTTGAAGTCTAGTATGTAGTCTTTTATATCGGATAAACTTAAATCTCTAAAAGTGCCTGAGTTGTCATAGTTGCTTATAATGTGCACTTTGGCATACAGTGCCGTATTTCCATTGCACATGATTTTCCAGCGGAGAGCTATCTCTTTGTCGGTCTGCTCTAAAGGACAAAAGAAATGTATAAAGTTGGGATTGCTCTCAACAAACCCCATAAAAATATTTAAAGCTAGCGCAGTTTTACCGACGCCTGAGCCGGCCACTAATCCTAAAACCTGGCCGAGACGAAACCCCAACTCAGTGTTGTCGATATACTTGTAACAAGGGAATCTTTCACCTTCGACAGTGTCTCCAGCTGCGGATAACACTTCTAATACTGAATTAGACAGAGATTGCTTTTTGTTAGGTTCATGCTCATAAGTCCATATTTTATCTATGATATTTGTCGCATAGTTCACGCGGTGATGTGGAGACCTCGTCATTGCTTTAGCAGTGTTAGCAAGTACCGTAGTCGCCTCTTCTTTTGTGAACCCTGAAGCCAGCATGATGTGTCCTAATCTAAAGTCAGATTTAGATCTATCATCGCTGACTTGTGCCCATAATTTTTTAGCTTCGTGATTTTCATTTAAAAGCTTACCGAATTTAGGGGGTATTACGTCCGTAAGTGTAGTATTTACTTCCTTTTTATAAGTCATGTTATAGTGATTTTCACAGAAATCGTTGTCTTGCTTGGACAGAATCGGGAGTATATTATTTAATTGTTCTGAAGTATATTCTAAGTCACTATCATGCAAAATAGTGCACTCTACTATGTTATCTTCTTTTTTAGTGTTTAAGGTGCCTGGAAGCCTCATTAGCTGTAAGATTTTACCTACAGCCTCATCTGAGTTAAAATAACGCACTAAGCGTCTAGTGAGTCGTAAATATGATTTTACATCTAAGTCATTAACTTTCCAATATGCGTGGACACCATTACCAGAGTCTATGATCTTTGTAGGCATTATGTCCATTAATTTTTCAATAAAAGCTTCTTTTGATGGGTAAGTATTCGATTTTAAATCGAAATCTACCATACACCATTTGAATTTATCGATGTCAGAGCCGTCTAAGTACTTGTTAGACGGCTCGTATGTGGAGGGAGAGTTTGGAAAATAATAGACATTATAACCCTTTTGATTGGCCTCTAGTATTTTTTCTAGAACTAAGTCTCCTTCAATCACTCGTTCGATTGAAGCGTGTCTCGACAATAGCCAATCAGGAGCTATAAGCCTAACTATCATTATTATGCACCCTTAGATTTGTTACGGTTTAGAATTGCCTGTACTTTAGCTTTTTTCTGTTCGGCACTTAGTGTAGCTGCGACAGGAGTATCCTCGTAATCATCCCCACCGTCTACGTCCTCCTCCTCGCTGGCTCCAGACTCAAACAAACCAAAAGAAGTTTCGTTACGAGGGCGTCCACCAAACTCAGCTTCCATATCAATGGTATTTTCTTTGTCTAAGGCTACGCTGTATACGTACATATCTCCGTTTTTAGACGGCTTCATGCCTGTAAAAGTAATTCGCACCATCGTTCCGGTGGGAACTTGTACGATTTTTTTGTCCATATTTGTCTTGCCCCAAACTCCAAGATTTCCTTCATCGGTAGAGAGATAGTGTATCCAGCACTTACCTGTTTTGGATTTAGTGCTAGGTACCTCTCGACTTCCTAAGTAATAACCTTCCGCGCTCGTAGGATTTTTCTTTCCAGTTTTTCTGTTGACGCCCCCGATAGCAATCGTGGTATTAGCGTCTAATTCTAGTAACTCCTTAAATGCCATATAGTTTGTTCTCCTTTGTTATATGGTTTATTAGCATCCCAATATTTGTTGACTTTATCAGAATACTTGGTTTTTTTAAACTTAGCTGATCCCATATTATATGCGATAATGACCTTTGTCCAGTCATTTTTGTATCGATACGATAACTTTTTTAAGTAGAGTGCCGCATAAAAAATATTAATAGACGGAATCATGAGTTTTCTCTCGTCGCCTTTAAATCCAAGCCATCGAGCTGTTGATAGTTTAATTTGACAAATACCAACTGAATTAGAGCCGCCATCATCGTGGTGAATAGCCGTTATTGTGTGTTTACTTTCAATGTAACAAATTGATTCGAGGAGGCCTGGAGGTAGCCCTTGAGTTTGGGTGTTTAAAAGAAATAAGGATAAAATTAAATCTGTCATCTAAGGTAGTATACTTGGGTTAAATACCTCTGTCAACTTTAGAGACTATGGATCTTCTCGTATTGAGATATGTCTAGAGATTTATTGAAAATCTTCTGTAATTCCTTACGTTTAACGTAAAATTCTTTTTTTAATGGAAGTCTCCCAACTTGATACAAATAATTGTATGCCCAATTATCTAGTTCTCGCTCTAAATACATGCGATACTTGGGGAACTTAAGGCCTGTATCCGTATATATGATTTTCCAATATTTCATGGCTCTAAGTTCGTCTTCTAAGATAAGTTTTCGATGTCTTTTATATAACGGCAATCCTTGTTCAAACCTAACTAGTGCGGTATCAAGATTTTTAGGGTTTATTTTGTTATAATCATATATGTAGCTTAAGTGATGGCCTAACTCATGAATTAGGTAGATAATAGTGGTTATTTTGCTTTGATTTAGGGAAATATTTATAGTTATTTCTTGAGTGCTAGAGTCCCAAGCGGCCCCTTCTACTAAGGTCTCGTTACTCTTTAGATAATTAAAAATAACATTAGAACTTAAACTTCTCGCATACAAAACAAGTCGTTTAAGCTCTTCGTCTCTAACTCCCATTAAATCCTCTTAATCCAACGACCATTTTTATTTAAAATCATAGGTATAAACACGGGTATTCCGTTATCTATTATCCCGCATCCCAGTATAGGTTTTCTCTTTATTTTTTTAGCGTACTCAAACGCATAGGCATCTTTATCAATTAAACATCCGACATTAAACCCGAATATCAAATGTCTTGAGTTAGCGGAGTACTGTATGCCAGCGAAGGAGTGTACGTGTCCGATAACTGTAGATTGCATATTTTGCTCTGCAGCTTTTAACGCTGCATTTTGACCAGTAAACGGGTCTCCGTGCTCATACAAAACATTATCTATATCCCATTGATCAGCCCATTGCCATCCTTTTGGGGATAGTAAAATATCTTTATAAGACTTAATTAGTTCGCTCGGGAGCCCATATTTAAAAGCTCTTCTAAAAGGTAGCGACCCATGATTAGATGTACATATTTTCATTTTAGGGAATAATTTAAAGAGGGGTGCTATTTTAGCTCTTAGATTTTTTAGCTCCTCCCCAGCAGACATTCCGTCTGGATTATGGTCATGCATCGATATGGAGTGCCAATCCTCCAAGTCTCCTAAATTAACTATCTCTTTTGGGGAATATTTCCTTTTAACTGCAGCCAGAAACTCAAAAGCATCTCGATGATGAAAGGGTATGTGTAGGTCCGGTATTACTAGTACTACACTCATTTAACCTCCAATAAATTGTTATCTATTCTGTTTAGTATTATCCTCATTTTATTAATCCAATCTTACCCTGGACATTATAATCTCCTTTAAAGTTAACTTGATATATCATTTCCCAATAAATAGCTTCTTTTGCAGGGACAATTCCTACAGTGAATTGATTATACTTGCCTGTCCCGTTAAGATCAATCTTTGGAAGGTACAATGAGGGTAGCCGTTGTCTTATAATATCAAGAATCTCGAAAGATTTCTGCTCTTCATTTTTTAAGTTTATCATCTCAACCCCTTTTTAAATTCACGTCTCTGTTTGTTTTCTTCCTTACTCTTACTTTTATGACAGTCCTTGCAGCTGCACATCAATTCGCCTTCCCACACAGCG